GGCGACGAAAAGCGGGTGTCAGAGAGAGGGATACCGATGTGGGAGGCAGTATACATGCCGTCAATGGAAAACCACTTGCCCCGCCTGCCGATATTTTTTGAACAAAAAAGTCAATAAAGGTATTGACAACCACAGAATCTAGTGTATAATTAGAGCATAAGCAAGTCGGACGTATTGGGTGATGCGACAAACGTACCGACTAACAATTAAACCGCATCATTTTAAGGAATGGTAATAATATGCCAACTATGACTAAGAAGCGACGTGTGATCAACTATCTTGCGTCCGGTAAGGGCCTCACTGAAGGCGAAGCACGTAGCCGTTTTGGAGTTGCAAACCTCCGCGCTACCATCAGCGACATCCGTGATATGGTTGAAGCCCACGGTAACTGGGAAATCACCTCGTCCCCCACGACGACTGGTAAGACCCGTTACTTCATGGAAGACACTCATCCCGGTGAGCGAAGCTTCGGTTTCGATCCCATGGGTCGTCGCTACGCTCTCTAATCTTTATACATATATAAAGTAAAGAGCAGATCTTGGTGAGGGGTAAAATCCTCATCAAGAATTGAGAGAGTGCGGTGGTAATTTCTGGGAAGCGTCTGCCCAGCCCGCACTGTCTTTTTTTTATCGGGGGTGTAAGTGGTAGTCGATTCGGGGAAAGCCGCATGTCGGAACCAACGAAGACGAGGGTTCGATTCCCTCCTCCTCCATTTTGAAAAAAACTTAGAAAAGGGGTTGACAGACCCCCTAAGAGCGAGTATAATACTCGTATGACAATTGAATAAAAGAATGAAGAGAGACTGATCCTCTCTCTTCGGGACTCGCATAATCATCCTCTGACTGGGGATAGTGCAAATTCTGAAAGGTTTAGCGACCTGTTCCTTAAGCGATGCAGAAATGCTTGCGGGGATGACCCTTAGCGGGGTGTGCAGAATGGTCTTAGTAGGGTACACTCAATCGTACAGTCACCCGAAAAGTTCTGGTAATTACGACAGTCCAGAGTCCCATGAACAACGAGAAAGGCTGGTAGCTTAGGTTACCAGCCTTTTTCTATATGTAAGCTGGTGTAAATTATAAATATTTGGAATAGACCACCATTTAGCAAGGACACCATCAATGGCAGAGTTAACAGCAGGCAATTTTTATTGGACCGGATATAAGCCAGCAGGGCAGAACCCTTTATACAAATATAAAAGAGGCGATAAGTCATTTGGCACTGCGCTATCACACCAAGGTGGTGCTGGTGGTTGTACAGGATATTCATGGAATGAAGTTGGTAACTGGGTAGTTCAGTCTGCTGGTTTTACTAATGACCCAGACAATCCCGGTGGTTACATTGAGGGTTTCTACTACGAGGAAGCTATTCGAACTCCACGAGGCGACGATAATGTGTATTTCTCAGGACTAAGCCCTGATGATCCCGGTATTCAAGGACACTACCCTGCTTCCGAATGTCTCTTTGGTGGTATTCTTGGTGGAACTTACACTGATGGTGGATCATGGGAAACGGGTACTGGATTTGGTCTTCCGGGTCAAATCGATGGTAATGCACTCAAGATCTTTGTAGAAGATTCGTACTCCACACACAGAGGCGCCAGCTTCGAGCTAGGAAACGTCTTTGGGTCTACTTTCGGTCAGTCGTTCTTAGGTGCCTCTGCTGATATCGATATTCGTGGTCTCACTGGTCTCTTCGGATTGACCGGTCGAATGGGTTTCCAGATTACAAACTTCGATGGAACAACTGCCAACTTCTTCGGTAATACGTTCTACGGATTCACCTCCGGTGGTACGGGGAACAGCGCAGCGGGATTCAGTGCAGAGGGAACAGTGATGGAGGCATTCATCGCCGGCGGATTCCTTCAAAATGGAGATTACTTTGTTGGAACTGATGCTGGTAGCACTTTCTACGGTATGACCCACGCAACAGAATCACTATATCGTTCAATTGTTACTGGTATCTCTAACGGAGACGTTAAGATGCAAATTAGTCCCTTTGTTAATGGTATGACTAGTTTTGGACTAACCATGAACGAACCCGGACCAAGAGGCAACAAGAATTTTGGTGACTTTGCACAGCTCATCCCCCATGGTATGGAATCGAGAAGCTTCATCCTGAACGGCGGTCTCTCTGCCGGACGTGATGGTGTCACAGCATTCAGTGGTGGTACAGATAACAAAGTAGAACAGCCTCAGTTGTCAGTTAAGTCGGACACCTTGACTATTCGTGGTGATGCGCCAGTAAACCTGAATCACAGCAGAATCTCTAAACAGTCATTCGTTCTAAGTAAATGTCAGTTTAACTACAACGGTGGCATCATCAATCAAATGATCTTCGATAGAGAAGACATTGACTATCTCGGTGTACCAAAGACAGCAGCTTCTTTGCTCGACACAGAAGTGACAAACTCAGTCGTTATCTCTGGTGGTGGTTTACAAACAAGAACAACGTCTGGTGGCACCTATACAGGAGATGATGATCCCACTGGTGATGGTAGTACTACTGTGAATAGAGATGTTAGTGGTGCTAGACCAGTCACGTATATTCGACCAACAAATACAATTCCTACTGTTGAGGTTGATGCCTTTAGACATGGTAACGTTATCATAGAGGGTGCAGCAACAACGCTAAACATGAAACCCGAAAAGACACATCTAGGAGGTCAAAGCAAACAGGGTAAAGTGTTTATTAACAAACCCCTAAACGATTCAACAAGAATTACATATTCATCAATTAACCTTAAGTCTTTCAATGATGCACAAAACATTGCAGGCACTGAAGATAATAACCTACTCTTCCTCAACGCAGGATTGACCATATCGAATCTTGACATTGGTGCAGGTACAGTCGCTGTCGGAAATGTTATTGGTGGTAGACCAATCACCGTTGTAAAGGGTGAAATGTCTAGCAAGGCAGTTCTCAAGGCTCGAAGTGAAACCAACCCATCCTATCAGGGATTCAAGATCGGTGATGACTTAACCGGAACAGGAGATAATTCTGAAGGAATCTTGATTTCCCATCCAGCAGCGAATATCGAATTCTCTACTGGTCACTATGTTCTTGCTTCGTTCGCAGATGGTAACACTGGTGCCGATACAGGATTCCAACGTCCCGGTAGTGCAACTCCTGTTCCCCCCGGATTCGGTAAGTGATCTCTATGGGTTTAATTTTCAACAAAGAGCGTAAGACCAAGCGAGAAGCCAAGCACTATTATCACACTACAGTCTTGTATGGCGAAGAAGAGTGTGATATACTGCTTACCCAGAGTGATGTGAAGCGTGGTATCTATCGCGCACAACGAAATCAAGAAGATATTCCCAGAAAGTGGTATCAATTTTGGAGATAAATAATGAGTGGAAAACATTCTGCTGGTAAAGGCGACAAAAGTAGAATCAGCGATTTTAAGCAGTATCAAGAAAACTATGAAAAATGCTTCGGCAAAAAGAAAGTGAAAGTGAAGAAAAATGGAAATTCGAATCGTAAGACTAAGTAGTGGTGAAGAAGTCATCTGCAAGACAGAGACTGACGGCAAAACAACCAAAATCAAGAACCCTGCAATCCTCATGCCAATGGGCGGTGGTCAACTTGGTATGATGCCATGGATGCCATATGCTGATTATAAGGATCTTGAGATGGATAATAGGTTCATCATGTTTGCAATCAAGCCTCAAGTTGAGCTTATGAATCAATACAATGAAAGTATTGGTAGTGGTCTCGTTGTTCCTGAGAAGAATCTTTCTGCACCAAATCTAACACTGACAACTTGACATAACACACAACCATGGTATACTAGGGGTTCGAAAGGAGACAATTATGTCTGAAAAGAATTCTTGGGAATCTATAAAGAGTGATATTGGAACTGGAATTGGAACTGGACTGAAAGTTGCCGATACTATGGCTATTGTCTATATTGTCTATGTTCTTGGTATGGCCGCTTTGATCGGTCTTGGTCTTTGGATCTTTATTGGTGGATAAAAATGGCTAAAAACTCAGCACAATCTAAGCACGTCAACAACATGATCAAGGTCGGAAGCCCTCGCTCTTCTAAGAGCAAAAAGGGTAATGCCTTGTCACGAACATCTCGTAAGGGCAATGGAAAAAAGGTCCGATAATTTCCTGCGCTCGTAGCTCAGTCGGATAGAGCAGTTGACTTCTAATCAACAGGTCGCAAGTTCAAGTCTTGCCGAGCGTGTTATGAACGAACGTAAATTCAAAAGACTGTCTAAGATAGCATTACCATATGCACTCAATAATGATAGAACTAAACGTCATGTATCTCTGATACTCGTGCGTAATAAAGTTATATCTATAGGTACGAATCAATTGAAATCGCACCCGAAAGCAAAAAAGATTGGATATCGTTATGACGAAGTACACTCGGAATTGGATGCACTCCTCCGATGCAAGGAGAGACAAAATCTTGAGCTTGTTAATTTTCGGTTCAACAGGTTTGGCGATTCTAGGTTATCTCGTCCTTGCTCTCTTTGTTGTCCATGGTGTAAACTCATCTTCGACAAAATCTATTACACAACCCCCACTGGATTCGAAAGGCTGGTATACTGATGAAGACATTTACCCTTCTACAAGAAGTAATACACACACCAACTAAACAAAAGGCTACCGTTACAGCAACTAAGATAGACCGCGAAGGTAATCATCTAGTTGAGGTTAAGTATGAAAATGGTACTAAAGGCTGGACTACGCCAGAAGCTCTGTCTTCGTTCATCCAAGACAGTGTTAATCATACTGGCGAATTTCTTTCTGATTAATCAACGGCTCTGTGGCGGAATTGGCAGACGCAACGGACTTAAAATCCGTCGAGGGTAAACCTCATGGGGGTTCGAGTCCCCCCGGAGCTATTAATAACCACCACCAGTTGAATATGCACCACCACTAAAACTACTATAGCTGGAATTTCCGCTTAGTCCTGCCGAATTAAAGAAATTCACGGATGAGAAGTATTCATATGATCCACTGACTTGAATACCACCAAATCCGGAGGCTATCGAATTACTCGCTGAAGTGTAGTATAATTGATTTGGTGTTAGATTGTTTGGTACAAAGAACAAGTATTTTTTATTCATGGTATTATCAGTCACGCTGTATACTGCTGGATCACTATAATCAGATATAAATTCTGCCGTAGGAGTGATCAAAAAGTCATTTGTATTCTGTTCATCAATAATAAAAAGATACATTATACCGCGAGAAAGTGACAGTGGTTTGGAAATTTCACCATCAATAGTGATCATACTCTGACCATCATCAGCCACTCGTCTTCCAACTATATGAACCACAGTGTTCTGGTTCTCTATTTCGAATGGTCCTCCAGATACAGTAGAGGTTTTTCTCTTATGATCAACGGTAACTCTAGTGCCCTTCAAGTTTTCTGCAACTATGGTCAAGTCAGGAGAGAAAGAGACAATTTCTCTAGAAAAATCATCTACAGTTATTCCATTGATGGTATATCTACCTGAATTGGATGACGTAGTAAAATCAACATAGTCTCCTATCTGGAAATTATTACCGATAAAACTTGTTGATGTGCTTGTAGTAAAATTAATCAGTGAGTTTGTTGTCAGTCCGGCATACGTAAGACCAGAGGCAGTTGCTATCTGGGGAACCGTATTGAAAAATTCTGGTCTATAATAGTTTATTTCTGACGTACTTCCTATTGCAGACACAGTTCCTATAATTTTAAAATCGCTGTAACTATTCAATGTACATGACGCAGACAGATCCGCTGTATACTGATTAGTTGGATCATCGTACACGGCACCAGTAATTGTGAATCCAGCACCTGCTGACATTGCCTTGAAAGCAAGATCAATAAATTGTTTATCTTTTATGCTCTGTATATCAGAATAATCTAAAACTATCTGTGTTCCTTCAATGAGAACAGAGGGCTTAGATGATAGGTTTTGGTTTACTATTACTCGGTCATCTGGAGTGTCTATAAATTCCAGTCCAAGGAATTCGGCCGTACCAAGATCTTGGATGAAAAAATCGCTCATATTAAGAACCGAGGAATGAGATTAATTGTCCTGTAGCTCCACCGACAACAAACACGGTGTTTAAGTTTCCAACTTCTAGGTAGCACGATTCTCCTGCTAGTAGAGGATACCCAAGAGTGCTTCCTAGGCTAGATGTGTGTCCAATATGCAATGTCGCTGTATTCGTTGATATGGCACGAAGTTTAACTCCAGCACCTAGAGGGGCGGCAGGCATTTGACGTGGAGTAGATCCAACGAAGAATTGTCCAGCACTGAACCCAGCAGGTTGCACGATAGATTTGATTTCTACCTGACCAGTTACACCAGTTAAGATACCGTTGGTGAAACCTTGGATTCTTGGCACAATGTTCTCTGATGAGTTATTCGTGAGTCCTACCACCGAAGAGAGTGAGATGGTTGCGGTAAACCCGGCATCCTGAATGGAAACCTTGAGAGAGTCACCGGTGACACCGATTGCAGTCTGTCCAGAGAAGATCCTGACTGCTGCACCAGTTGTTCCATCCACACTAACCAACGAGACGCTTCCTGTGACGCTTACTGTGTCTCTGGTCGCTAGGAGTCCTGCAACGATACCACCAGTAACCTTGAGCCCTTCTGGTCCGGCAGCAGTTACACCAATGGTTCCCTGCACAGTGACACCATCAGCACCGTTCGTAGATCCAGCGACTCGTAGGAACTGTGTTCCGAAGTTTCCGATACCGAATTCGCCACAGTTACCTACGTTACCACTTACTGTTATGGCAACATCACTACCAGATACGGTGATGGGTAGAGGATCAGTAGAAGAAACACGAATGGCTGCTCCGGAATTACCGAAAGCCATCTTCTGTAGAGGAACGTGGGCTGAACTGAGGTTTACCCCGCTGGTTCCGAAATCGGTGGCAAGGTTAGCGGTGTTACCCACTGTTTGTACGATAATGTTTGAGGCGGTATCTGGCATTTTTAGTTAGTCTCCTATGAACTAATTTATATATAAGGGTTTGACAGACAGCATATATAAGGTATAATATGTATTCAACAGGAGAAACACATTGATTCTAAGCGACGAAGAAAAAAAGAGCTTTTCCAAGAAAGTCGAGAACATTGTTCGAGATAAAGGTGGAACTTACCTAGAAGCCGTGATAGAATTGTGTGAGAAGCATGAGATTGAACCGGGTATCGTAGCTAAGTCGCTATCCAAGCCCATCATCGAAAAGCTCAAAGTAGAAGGTCAAGACCTCAATATCCTGCCCAAACAAGAAGTACAACTACCGATCTAAGCACAGGGGAGTTCCCTGTTATTTTACTAAGGCCGAGGTAGATCCTCGGGGAAAGGCTCTAACATGAGCGATTTTGCAGATTTTAAGCGTAAGTCCCGTTCCAGTTCCAACCTTGATGAACTTTCAAAGAAGATTCAAGCAACATCAGAAAAGAAGTCCTACAAGGATGATCGATTCTGGAGACCTGAGTTGGACAAAGCAAGTAATGGTTATGCCGTTATTCGTTTCCTTCCAGCACCACCCAATGAGGATCTTCCTTGGGCAAAGCTCTACACACACGGATTCCAAGGTAAGGGTGGATGGTTCATTGAGAACTCTCGTACAACCTTTGGTGAGAAGGATCCTGTGTCAGAGATGAACTCAGAACTCTGGAACAGTGGTATCGAATCAGACAAGGACATTGCTAGAGCGCGTAAGCGTAAGCTCCAGTACATCTCCAACATTCTGGTGATCAGTGATCCTGCCAACCCACAGAACGAAGGTAAGATCTTCCTCTACAAGTTTGGTAAGAAGATCTTCGACAAGATTCAGGAAGCAATGGAACCTGAATTCGCTGATGAAAAGGCAGTTAATCCCTTTGAACTCTGGGATGGTGCCAACTTCAAGCTCAAGGTTCGTAAGATCTCTGGCTTCATCAACTATGATAAGTCCGAGTTTGACTCACCTAGTGCCTTGTTCGATGGTGATGATGTCCAGCTCGAAGAGCTTTGGAAGAAGCAGTACTCGCTCACAGCGTTCACTGATCCTTCTAACTTCAAGTCGTATGACGAGCTTAAGCAGCGTCTTATGGATGTTGTTGGTGATGATATCCGTTCTAATGATGGAACGAGCGCACCGACCATTCAGGAGACCTCAGAGACGCTTGAGAGCAAGTCTGAGAGCGTTGCAGAAGAGACTGATGCTCTTGATTACTTCGAGAGACTCGCTAAGGATTAAGCGTATCCATAGGGGTTGCCT